TGACAATACTCTTGTGCTTTTAATTGAGCTTGCCCTACTTTTTTTGTTCCTTTATTCATTCAATAGAGTGTAAGTGAATACTCCCTTCCCACTATCTCTGCATTTTTTTATTAAGAAATTAAAGTCTGATGGATCTTGTATCACTTGACAGCCAGCAGACCACTTATCTACTATCTTGCTGATCATGTTTTGATTTGCTCTGTGGATATTAATACCAAAGATGCCGGTATCTACTACACCTACAGCATCCGCTTTGTCATCTTTATTCGAGTCTCTAAATACTGATACCGGTGCAGCTTGTACTAGAGCTGTATACTTACCTTTATGTAGACCTAACCTCCAGCTGTTTTTATACTGACCCTCTTTTAGTACTGCTGTACCTTTAGGATTGAGTAAGTTGAGGAGCCAGTGTCTACCTGGTCTAGTAGTAGCATGAAAGGAGTAAGCTTTATCTCCATCAATTAAAAAGATGTTATCACAAAAGGTGTTAGGTACATAGTCTTTTACTCTGATCCCTATAAGATGGAAGTTTTCCCATTGATAACCTTTAATTGCAAAGGTATCTTTCAGGGGTTGTAGATTAGTTAGTGTTATCATTGAGCTTTTGTATTTTCTTATGGTAGTAAACTATTGTGAATATACCGGCTACTATACCTACTATACCGGCAAAGATTTTAACTATCTCTGCTATATCTTCTAGCTGTGTCACTGATGCCATGACTATTGATGTGATTGCACCCAAAGTACCAGGTGTATCATTATTACTTACCATTATTCTCTCTTTTTTTTAAGTCTGACATCATCTTATTGTAAAATGATTTCATCTTCTGTTCATATTCTTTCCGCTTGTCTACTTGACTGGTAGGAAGTTTTCTATTGACCATTTGATTTGAGATTGTTTTAGACCTTGACTGAACATCATACCAGTCTGTGTATAGAGCTGAGTATAGGGATACTGATCAGGTGCTGTATTACTGCTATATTCAGGAAAGATAGATACATTCTGTCTGATGTAGTCTAGCATTCTCTGTGTGTAATATCTAGCATTATCCTTAGCAGAGTCCATAAGCTTGTGTAATTCACTCTCACTGATGCTATTTGCATTCTCACTATTGCGAGAAACTATATTACCATTGTCATGCTTGTATACAAGTAATGGATATAGCTCAATCATGGTCCACCAAACTAGCATTTTTCTCACATAATCATCAAGCAATGTATCATAAGGTGCTACCAAAGTACCAGCTTGTGCATCTGTTTTGAGCTTATTAGTCAAATCAGTGCCTAAGAAATTGACTAGGAACTTATCTTGAGCTAGATAGATACAAGGTCTGATGATAGCAGTATCTACACTATCATTGATGGGTGTGTATTTTTTGATGAAAGTCTCATCAATTAAAAGTATTTCAGGTTGTACTGCCATGATATTAACTGTATTTTAGTGATCCTCTAGAGGGTGTATTAATTGGTGCTACTGACTCAAACCCTTTCGGCTTGACATAGGGTACATTTCCTACCCTTACATCATTATCTAGTCCCTTATTAGGTAAAAATTTACCCTTCTCTTGCTTTCTAAAGTATATCTGCCTCTTCCAAAAGTGATGACAGAAAGCTCCTCCTTTCCATCTAAAGATATCATAGGTAGATTGACCCTCAGGTGCAAACTCACCATTGACTCCATCATCACTCATCTCTTGAATATCCTCATACTTAAAGACTGCTCCAGCTTTACTTAGTCCTACCATCTCTACACAGAAGTCTCTGCTATTAGCTGATAGGTTTTGACTATATGCATATCTTAACTTATAGAGACCACTATCTCCCCACTTACTTCTCTCTGACTCATCACCATTAGCATAGCTACCTAGTGACTGACACTGTAGTACAAAGTCCTCCTCTGCTAGTGCATCAGTGACTTTCTCATCACTAAGTAGCTCCCATTCATCATTGATGTACTCAGCTTTTGCTTTTAGTTGCTCAATGAATGCTGCACCTTGCTCATCAGTGAAATCCATTTGATCAGCAGAGCAGCACATCAATTCTGCATTATCTTTTTTTTTTATAGAGCTTAGTACAGTTGCTGGATTGATAGGTGTAGTAGATAGGTTATCAAAGATGCTATTGATCTGCTCAGGTGAAAGCATTGGGAATGATGCAGTAGTGATAGCTTTTGCTGATGGAACTGTCAATACATTCGCTGTAGTCTGTACAATGATCTCAAGTAGAGATGCTATCTGCGCTCCATTGAGTGCTTGACTTGCTACATCTATTGGTGCAGCAGCAGTTGTATCAGATGGTAGAGCACCTTGCTCTTGTGCTATCTCAATGATGTCATTCTTTTCAATGGTCACTTGTGATGGTACTTGATTGAATGCTAGTATATCCTCTACTGCACCTGTGATGATCCTTTGAAATGGCTCAATAACTTGCTTAGTGAATACATATAAAGCAGCTTTAATCTCATCAGTGTTAGACCCTAGTCCATTGCCATCTGTCCTTACTCCCATGAGTAGAGGTGATGTGACCCTATGTGCTACAATGATTTGAGAAGTTGCCTCAGTAGATAGGTACTGATATTGCTTATCTGCATCAGTGACCGGGAATGGTTGTATTTCCGGTGCTTCATCTTTGCTCTTTGTGAATGTGATGAGGAACTTACCAGCATTCTGTGTACCGGATAAGCTTTTCTCTATCTCTTTCATGATTATTCTCTGAGCTTCGGGTGATGGCTCACCATTACCAAAGTTTATATGAAAGGATGGGAAGAAACCATTGAGTATATTGTTTACATGATACTCACTGATGTGTCTTGTCAGCTCAATCCAGTCCTTACTACTGATATAGTCAGGGCGAGGATAGTACAAAGATCCTACACTATGCAAGTGAAAGAATAGTACTTGTCTAGGTGATGGATCTTCTGGATTGAAAAGAGGTACATATTCGGGTCTATTCCTTTGCTTTCTGATATCTTGCCAGTCTCTGCTGTAATAAACCCCACATACATGATCCTCCTCATCTGATATAGCTAGTCTCACATTCTCATAGGGCAAGTGATTTACTTGTACTATTCTAGTATGATCCATACTATAGATTAACTCCCAATAAACTCCACCTTGTAGCTTTAAATCAAGTGCAGATGCTCCTAAAATGTCATCTAGTTTAAGCTTTGCCATCTGTACTTGGCCAGTAGGATTGTCAGTTTTGAAACCCTTACCAGCGATCATGAATGAAATACTATTGACTAAGCTCCCATGTACTGGAGATGATTGATATAAATCAATTAAGTAGTTAGGCATTGAGTTACCCTCTCCCCATTCTACCCATCCCTTATTAGTCTCTTTCTCTACTTCCTCTACTTTAATGTACTTGGCTAGAGCTATGTTGGTCAATTTATCATCCATTGTATATGTAGTCTGATGGTGTGTTAAAGGTTGGAGTCTCATAGTAAGTTTGTGGAAGTATAGCCTCCATAAACCCTTGAGTGATTAGACCCAAACAAAGAGCCGGATCTAAATTGACTGAGTTGTAGTTTTGATAGATATAGTAGGCATATCTTCCAGGATCACTCAGTACTATCTGTGCTGAGTCAGGATCATTGGATGCTGTACTAAATCTTAAAAATGTCACTCTCTCATTTTCATAAAGCTTGATAGGGATCACTACATGCTCCTTACCAGTTACTTCATGTACTAACTTCATGAGATATGAGTGCTGTCCTGGTTGTATAAAATGTGTACCCTGCTTACAAGCAAGGTACACAGTTTGATCAGGTGTCAGACATTGTACAAATATCATGCACAAATATAGTTAAAATTTACAGAGTTGGTGCATCAATAGTACCATCAAAATCACCAGTGATAGAGTCAGCTAAGCGGTAAGCTTTGTTAGCCTCTTCTGCAGTAAAAGTAATTTTGTATCCATTGAAGTCACCTTTAGCAGTACCAGTCTCAGTAGACTCAGTAGCTACCTCAGCTCCATCCTTGTATCCCATTAGCCAGTAGTTATCATTATTGTCTTGTACAATGATTACATGGCGACCTCTTGAGAAAGTGTCAAGTTGAAGTCTGCGAGCGGCACTCAATAGAGTGAACTGAGCAGTCAAGGTTTGTGTGTAGAAAATAGTATTATTTTCTTTTGATACAGTTGCAGCCTCAACAAAGTTGCCGGTGTGCTGTTTCATGTTGTAGGTCTCCCATGTTGCAGAGGGAAGAGCAGTGATTTGTGCTGTTGTAGGATCAATAGTAGCTGCATTAGCAATAGTTGCATAAGGTCCTATCCAAAAGGACTTAATACCACCTATTGTTTTCTTACAGTCTACTATGAAACCAGCTGTTGATAGACATGCCATATTTTTAAGTTTTTATTATTTATATTCTATAAAAAAGGCGGAGCTAATATACCCCGCCCCTTTTTATGTTAGAAAGATTAATCTTAGAAAGCTACAGCTACATCTCCCGCGAAACCTACTTGAGTACCAAAGCGATATCTCATAGCCATTCTTACATTGTCGCTAGCATCAGTCAAGCTCATGTCTACTACCTTAACCTCATTTTGATCAGATACTAAGTCAGTACCTACAAACAAGTTGTCAGGTTGAGCAAACAATAAGCAGTCATTGCTAAATCCAGGACATACATAGATCTCATATCCATAAACTTGCTTAGAGATAGCATTGTCAGCTGGTTGCAAAGGTCCACCAGTACCAGCAGCCATACAAGCTTGTAAGTACAATTGGAAAGTCTTGCGGCTCATGTAGCACTTAGTGTTAGGTGATCCCATGATAGATGCTGGGATAACAGCTACAGTAGCATCAATAGCAGTCATGATGTTACCAGCAGTCAAAGCAGCAGCGATGTTGTAGTCAGGAGTACCAGACTTAGCATCAGAGATTTGCTTTAACAAACCATTGAATGAAGTGTATCCACTAGCTCCACCTACTGATCCCGAAAAATTACCTACCCACAAGTTGAACTCGATTTGCTCAGAGATCTTAGCAGCTAAGTAAGTCAATAAGAAGTCAGCAAAGTTAGCTGGGATAACATCATTGATGAAACCTCTACCAGTTTGCATTGCTTCCCAGTCTTGAGCAAATTGATCCTTGCATACTTGGATGTTAGTCATCAAGTCAGTTACTTGTAAAGTAGCCTCAGCTAAAGTCAAAGCAGATGATCCAGTGCTGAAATCACAACCGGCAGCTTGAACTAAGTTAGCAGAAGATAACTTCTTTAATACAGCTTTAAATTTTACATTTTCTTTGACTGTCACATAGCGGTTTGCAATGGTGTCTCCAGTCAAAAGAGCAGCATGAATG